GGTGTTTCTTGGGGAGATGGTAGAATAAATGCAGTGGAAGCAGCAGCATTTATGACTGCAAATGCATCAATTGCAGAAGCAATAGGAGGAGACATAAAAGATTTAGCAGGTAATGTTAAAAATAATTTAGGACAATTTTTGAATGATATAAAGGGTGGCGAATTGTCTTCAACCCAACCGGCAGGACTACTCTTATCATCATTTGCTTCACAGTTTGCATTAGGAAGAATAGGTATAAACGTTGATGCTAATCAATTTATTCAAAGAGGAGTAGGTCAATCAATCAACCCAAATTTAGAACTCCTGTTCAATGGTCCAAAATTAAGAAGTTTCACATTTTCATTTAATTTTGCCCCTAATGATGAATTAGATGGTTCCATTATGAGAAAAATTCAAAGATTTTTTAAACAGGGAATGGCACCAAAGAGAAATAATGAAAATCTTATATTTTTAGGATCTCCAAATGTATTCCGAATAAGATATAGAACAAAACAAAGAGACAGAATTAAGGGTTTACCAATACATAAAATATGTGCTTTGACTACTTGTGAAATAAATTATGCTCCAGATAATTTATATCAATCATACGAAGACACAAAAGCAGGATCATCGCCAGTTAGAACTATTATGAATCTAAATTTCACTGAATTGACACCAATATTTGAAAATGATTATCGTTCTGAATTTGAACAAACAGAAGTCCCCGGTAGTCAGTCTGGACTTGGCGGATTTAGTGATGAGTTTAGAAATAAAAAAGGTGAAGGTGCATTTGAGTCAATTACACAAGAGGATACAGGATTCTAATGGCATATTTCGACGAGTTTCCGGATATTTTACTACCTTCTTTCGCTAATGATAGAAATTCTTCATCTGATTTTGTAAGATCAAAAAATTTATTCAAACGTGCAAAAATACGTGATGATTTCTTTTCGACCGCGACAGTTTTTGATCTATATTCTATCATAGGTGATGATAGACCTGATAATGTGGCACAAAAATTATATGGTGATTCTGAATTAGATTGGGTTGTTTTACTATCTAACAATATTATTAATGTTCGTGATGAGTGGCCAATGTCTCAATATGACCTTGAGAGATACCTTGATAATAAGTACTCACAAGAACAATTGTCAGAAATACATCATTATGAGACAAAGGAAGTAAAAACAGATTTTGGTATGTTATTACTTCAAGAAGGATTATGGGTAGATGCAAATTATACCTTTAAGTTTACTGATGATGATGAAGTAAAAACCTTGTCTGGTGCAAATATATTGACTTCTGTCTCAACTTACCAATTCGAGATTCAGAAAAATGACAGTAAAAGGAATATATACGCTCTTAGATCAAATTACCTACAAACAGTCTTTTCGGATATGAGAGATATTATGACATATACCAATAGTTCACAATATATTGATAATCGCACTAAAAAAGGCGACAATTTGAGAATACTGTCACCTAGATAAAAAACCTTAAGACAAAAAAAAATACCGGAATTTTTTTTCCGGTATTTTTGGAACTAAAAGTCGATTTTGGTTTTACTCTTCTGCTAGTCTCTGAAAGTATGAGAGTGCATCATCGTTATCATCTGCTGCCACAGCGACTGGTTCTTTGACAACACTTACCTCTTCCTTAATCTGATCATGAGACTTGAGGGTAACTTCCTCTTGCTCATCAAAAGTCTCAGGGTCGAGTGACTTTCTTGTGCTCGTTGGATTCAATACAGCATTCATTCTCTTCTCCAAATCCTGATAGGACTTGAATTGATCTGCCTTAGTGAACTCTTCCAATGAAAATTGTCCTTTCCATATGGTTTCTAATGCATCATCGTCATCCAATAATGCTTCAGTTTTTGTGAACTCACTTGAATCGTAGTTTCTATATCCGGCAACGTTCTTTGCCTTCAACTTAAAGTTAGCACCTTGCCAGAAATCAAATGGATCAATTGCTTCCTCATCTTCAAACTCCGGTTGCATTGCTGCAGTTATCTTATCAAAGATCTTTTTACCGAACTTGTATAAGAATACTTTACCTTCGTTCTGTGGGTTAGCAGGATCCTTTACAACATATATGTTAGAAATATATGAAAGTTTTCTCTTCTGCTTTCTTGCTTGGTCTTTATCATCATCACTACCACTATTCCATAGTAGTCTGTTGTACTCCGACACTGGATCTTTTTGACCTAGTGTGGTGAGACTGTTCTCAATGTACCAACCTCCGGGACCTTGAAAAGCATGTGACCATACTTTTGCCCATGGAAGTTCTTCCCCGTCGGGTGCAGGAAGAAAACGGATTACAGCATAACCGTTACCTGCTTTGTCAACTTCTAGTTTCCAAAGACGCTCATCGGCACCATTAGTTGTGCCTTTGTTCATCTTTTCGATCTCACTTGTAAGTTTAGAAGTGAGACTACCTAGTCTTGACTGTTTTTTTAGATTTGCGAATGACATTAGTTTGATTAATTGGATTCGTCGGATTGAGTAGATTGGTGGATTAACACCTTGCATAAATCATACACAAGTGTAATGTAACATACTATTTAGGTAATGTCAACTCCAATCCCATCTCCATGGAAGCATTGACATATCTAATAAGTTTAGTAATGGTTCAAATGCTAATACTATCAAAGTTAATAATAAAATTTCTATAAATGCTTGTTTCCATAGAGGTTGTTTTGATTTCCATTCTTTAAATTTATTTGGTTTTCTTGCACGTTCATATGCTCCTGACTTTTCACCAATAAGATCTGCCCACCATTCATGATCAAGAATATTCTTCAACCAAATTAGAGGTGAAAGCAACCACTTAATTTGCTTTTCAAACTTAATTGATATAAACAGAATTGGTATTAGAAATAGTAAAATGTAAATTATTTCAATCACTTATCTCTTCTTCTTCCTCATCCTCTTCTGGTTCTGGTTCTGGAGGTGCTTGCAAAAACATAAAGACCTCTGATATCCACCACTCTTTTTCAAGGCGAATCCACTCTCTAATATTTTCTATTATTTTTTTCAATCCCTTTGCCTCCAGTCGTCTGATCTATCAGGTCTAAACCAGTCCACTATATCACTTGCATCTGTAAAACCCCTTCTATGTCTCCTTGAATCGGGGTCTCCTAAATTCAAGTGTTTAAGAAAAGAATCGTCATCACTTGACGCTAATCGTCTAGCTGACTGTAACATACCTCTTGCTGATGTATTTGCCTTCGCCAATTTCTGTGCCCATATCATGTCGTCTATACTAACTTCTGTTCCTGCTGCAATAGATTTGCAGATGTCCACTAACCGTAGACGATATGCGGTAGATAACATAAAATAATGTGTAATATTAGTATTATGTATGTAATTTGTCAGACAAATTCTCTAATGTCTGTCTCATATTATTAAATATTGTGTTCATATTAACGTTTTTGAATCCCATTGCAGCAGAAGTCATCTGAATTTTATCTTTCATTTCTTTTGCTTCAGGGTCATCAGATAATGATAACCTTGTCCACATAACTTCTTGCTTATCAATAAGTGATATAAGTTTTTTCATATGATCTCTCTGCTCTTCGACAGTCATCATAGGAAATCTCATGATGACTGCATAAAGGTCTTTCTGTGTCTCAAATATATCCTGCATTTCTTCTTGAATGATCTGTGATCTGAAGAATTTACTCATACAGTTGTTCCTTTAGATAAGTTTTGTATTTAAATATATCAATATTTAGAAAGGGTGAATACTTATGCATTTTCATACTGATTTTCTCCCATACAGGGTCAGTCAAAGTCTTATCAAAGTTCTTCTTATATCCAAAAACCTTATCTAGAATTATCATGTTCTCAATACTCAACTCATCTCTTAGATGACACTTGAGTATGTTTGGGTGACCTTTACCTGTGAACCACTCTGTAAAAGGAACCTTACATAATTCATCTACCTCTTGAGTAAATTTATAGTATAAACTCTGCTGTCTCTTCTGCCATGCTGAATAGGTTGTGTCACCTGTCCTTGCGATCGTACCTATCCAAAGACTTTGAGGATCACTTGACTCTACAAAATTAGCAACGAAGAATTGTTTGACCTCTTCATCAGGATACTTCCTCGATGTTTTCTCAAAGAAATATCTATCCTTTCTCTTATAAAATGAATCTAGACTAGCATTTGTCTTACCACCATACTGAAAGTAATCATACTTTTCTCTGGTGAAGTGACTCTTCATCGCAAGATATATTTTATATGTATCAAAGGGAGTCATTCCATATCTTGTATAGTATGTTTTCATGATCTAGTTCGTGGACGTCAGGTTTTTGATGAAATAAGCAGATAAGAAAATCTGGATTGTATTTGAATCGTGGTCTCCATATATTCAATGCAGCGTTCACTCGATTTTCCCAGTAGTGAGATGGATCCCATCCTTCACGATAAGAATAGAACCACCTTGGTAGATAATCAGGTTTAAAACCTTTTACCCACATAAAATTATCACATCCTCTATACATTGTAACATAATTATGCCAATCGGCAATATAACTTTCATAAACATTTGTCAAGTCTTTATAAATCGTGCAACTGCTGTTCCATGTTGCTTGTTCTGAATTTTTTTTCTTATATTTTTCTCCCTTCCATAATGAGGTATCAATGATTGCCCAATCAGTTTCGTATTCGAGGATAGGTGTGATGTTATTTTGAATTACAATATCAAGATCAAAAAATATTTTTTTATCATATTGCTTTAATTCATCTCTTCCATACATTTCCAGTTTACTCCATGCTGGCCACCAACCTTTTACATCCCAGTGAGATTCTATATCATAAGTTATTACATCATCAACGATACCCTCTGAGTTATCTGTAAAACATATGAAATCAATGTTTGTATATTTTCTAACCGCTTTGTATAGATTGTTTACATATTCATGTGAATATAAATCACCTATCTTCAAACAAGTTACACAGTTCATTTGTAATGAGTGCATTCAGAATATAAAGTACTTATAAATTCTTCTGAATGTTCCTCCTTTATGTTGTCCCAATGATTTGTTTCTTTATCAGACCACTCATCTACGTGCATGCTTAGTTGTATTTTAGGATGATTAGTATAAGGACTACCATAATTCCACTCGTGTCTACTGTCAGCAATATATTTTATGTTACTTGGTTCTGGGTCATATTCAAAGAAACTAGATCCATACATGTTCAACATCCCACCAATAAAATCTGCTCTATTTTCTAATACCCAATCAGGTGGTCTATGAAAACTAAATCTATCACAATGCATTTCTAAACCATCTTCAAAAATTCTTCTTTGTGATTGTATTTCTTTTTCAAGAGATCTCCAATCCCATACATCACCAACATATACATGTAGTCCTATCTTTGCACCAAGTATTCTAAGATTTTTTATCAGATTTTTATTTCGAGTGGAAAAAATATTATATGCATTTGATCTTACTTGAAAGACATAACTTGCAGATACACCATAGAATTTCTCAATCTTTGCTAGTTCAAATGCTCTACTAGGAACAAATTCAACATCATGTCTAAGCACTGTCCATTGATCTTTCTTTAATGAATCATAGAAATCACACACTCTATGCTTGTGGTGTTTGATTATTTTTCTATACTCTTGAAGTGTGAAGTC